GTAGTCAAAACCACTTTGACGTTTATCTTTTAAATCTATTTGTGAATTATCCCCTACAAATATCATTTTAGAATTTACACATAATCTTGTTATAATAAGTTCAAGTTGATTTTGTGTTATATTTTGGGATTCATCTATAACAACTAAACAATCTGAAAAATTTCTTCCTCTCATAAATCCAATAGGAACTACTTCAATGTTTCCTTCTAAAATTTCTTTGTCTATTTTTTCTTTATTATACAACCTGTACATATTGTCATATATAGAAGCTGTATATGGTGCCAATTTAGCATCTTTATCTCCTGGTAAAAATCCTATTTCTTCTCCTGCTGTAACAACAGGTCTTGTTAATATAATTTTTTCCACTTCTTTTTTAAATAAAAGATCTAATGCAATTTGTGCTGCAAGTAAAGATTTACCTGATCCAGCTTGACCTTTTAAAAATGTTATTTTTGAATTTAAGATTTTTTCTTTAGCTTCTTTTTGTTCAGAATTTAATGAAATAGAAAATTTAATTGGATTTTTTGGTTTTGGTTTTTGTAAAGACATTTATTTATTTTTAAAAGGTTTATTATTTTTTATCTTCTTTATCAGATTTAACATCATATTTATTTTTGTTAACCCTAGCTATTTCCAATTGTTTGTTAGCTATATCTTGTTGTGCTGCTAACTTTTCTTTTTCAATATTTAATTTTTGTTCATTAAATCTATTTTTATTTACTTCTTGTTCTCTTTTAAGATTTGTTGAATCAGTATAATTTTGTTGTTGTTGAATTCTAGATAATGCATCTTGATAATCAGACATTTGGTTTTGGTTTATATCAGATGTAGAACCAAATCCAGCTGCTCTAATTTCAGCTTCAACTATTCTTGATTGTCTATCTTTATCTTTCTCTTGAGATTCATATTGTTGTCTAGCTAATTCTTGTTTTTGTGCAGCTTCAAGTTGTTGTTGTTGCATTTCTTGTTCATGTTGCTGTTGTTGTTGTCTAATGTTATTAGCTTTTTCTTCAGATTTTTTAAGAACAGAAGTTAATTCAGAAATAGAATCTGCTTTAATAATATTTCCTAAATCATATATTGAAGCACCTGTAGTATTATTATTAAGTGCTAATGATTTAAGCTGATCCATTACAGCTCTAGAATTTGTTTTAGTAGAACAAAATATATTTAAATCTCTTAATAATAAATCTGTACCATTTAATTGAAAGTTTACTTTTTCATCATTAGAAGTTATATATTGTAATCTTACAGATGGTTTTGTAGAATGATAATATTGTGCTAATTCAGTTCTCATTTGATGAACTCTTGGCATTAAATTATCTGAATGCTGTACAAAATAAACTTCAGTTTGATTATATGAAGCATTAACAGATTGTTCAACACCTGTAGCAGTTTGCTGTCCTATTTGTTGACCCATTCTTTGAGGTGTAATACCTATCACTTCAAATGCTTGGTTTTTAAAATAGTTAGCTAAATTAACCCTAGATAATAAACGTTGTGATTGTTCTAAGTTTAATACTTGGTAATGTTGGAAGTTTAATGCATTTTCTGTATTTGTAATAGATGTATCTAATGGAAGCATTTGGAAATTCTTCATAGCTACATAAGCATTAGCTAAATTATTTTTACCCCAATCTTCACCCATTGAATGTCTAGGTAAAGCATTTTGGTCAAACATAATTACAGTACCTAACTCATCTACTAATATATCTGCAATTTGGTTATTAACAATGTTATATCCAATTTGGAAAGGTTTCATTAAATCCACCATAGATACTGAACGTGTATTTCTATCAGAAAATACTGCTCCTTCTACAGGAGGTTTACAACCATATAATGTTGTATCACCTTTAAATTGGAAAGGAATTCTACCAGGTTTACCTCCATTTAATCCTAAGTATATTGGATTAAATCCACCAGGATTATTCATACCCCAGAATGAAGGTCTGTTTGGACCCACTTTAATTCCACCCCAAGTTTCATTAATCCAAATCCAATCAATATGTTCTCCAAATACTAATGTATCTTTTGATTTTTCTTTATATAATGTAGTATCATATAAAGCTTTATCTGTAATTTTATAATCTTCAGATACAATATCTTGTACTAATTCACCTAATTCAGTAATCTTAGTTAAATGACCCACTCTAATTTGTGACTTCCAATATACTGTAGTACATCTTAATAAATGAGCATTACCCCAATCTAATAAATCTTCTGATTCATTTAATATAGCTTGTACAACATCTCCACTCCAACGTGTGTTGTCATATGTACTCATAAACTGTCTGTAACCAAGACTAGGCATTTCTGTATTCCAATCATGACTTCTTGTAGGATCATAATAAGAACCATCATTTTGCATACCTGGAATAGCATATCCAGCAGATCTTACTGGAAATATAACCTCCAATGCTTTTAATTGTTCTTCATTCATCATCCAACCATACTTATCAATAACATCAGCTACAGTTAATAAGTCCATCATACCTACCCAATGTGATTCTGATATATATCTTGCTGAAGGTGATTTATGATAAAATACTTGTACAGGGTTCCATAATTCAATTTCATAATCATCATCCATCATTCTAAAATGCCAAAATTCCCTATCAGTAATAAGCATATCTCTAAAAGCTCTTTCTTCTAATTCATCAATATGGAATCTTTCTGTATCTACAGCATGTTGATGAGTAGCCCAATCTTCATATACATTTCTATAATCTTTTGTAAAAAAGTTTTGGATTTCTGGTAATGACTTTAATTTTTGTGGAGCCATTTCTGCTTGAAATTCTTCAGATTGTGGATCCATTCCCATAGTAATAAGTTTTTCAACCATTTTAGATTGAGCTTTTTGCATAAGAACTTGTTCTATCATGTTCTTTTTTTCTTCTAACATTTCATTATAAGAAAGTTCATCAACAGTTCTAAACATTATTTTAGATGACCGTTTACTAAATTCAGAACATAACACATTAATTACGTTAGGTATAATAGGGTAGAATTTAAGTTCTAAAGCAGTTTTATCTTCTCTAGTTAATATATCAATAAGTTCTCCATTAGGATTTTCTTCATCTATAATATAATCTCTTTTATCAATTATCCCTTTAGCTAATTTATAATTTTTTAATAAACGTACAGCATTACGTCTAAGCTGTCTTACACCTTGCCATTCAAGCCAATCTAAATTCCATGCTCTCCATTCATCATCTTTTTCAGAACTAGGTAAAAATTGTACAGGTTGCATTAAGCTACCCATCTTGTTATATTCCGTCTTTTTACCTTTTTTTAAATCAAGGGCATTATATACATTCATTATTTTATATTTTTAAATAGATTTCTTTTTACATTTATAGAAGTTAAACCTGTAGAGTTTACACCCATATGTCTAAAGGGAGTTCTTACAGATAATTTACTTAATTTTTGTGGATTTTCCAACTTATCATTTTTAATTTCAATTCTAGTAACCCTTCCTCTGTTGTTTTGTTGTACTTGTGCAAAGGCTACTAATGCACAAAATGAAACTAACCTATCCACATTTAAACCTGGTTGATACTGTCTCATTTCTTCAAGTAGCATTGGATCAGGTATTCTTTCCACTCCAAAGTTTATTTTTATTACATCACCATTTTCAGCAGTTTGTACATCAATTTCTTCTTGTAAGAATTGTATACCATAAGATATTAAATGGGTTTTAAATAATGTACCTGTATTTTTCCAACCATAAGTTGCAAATACAGAAGCATTAGATGATAATTCTTTTAAGAAAGGTATTTGATCTTTTGGTACTAAATACTTTTGTTTTCTTTTACTAATCATATATTGAATAAAAAGACTAACATTATTCTCCACTATAGTCCAAGCATTATACCATTCAATTATAAGTTCCAGTCTTTCATGTGTTTTTTGTAAATCATCAAACCTTCCACACCATGATGCAACTATACCATCCCTTTCTAAATTAGTTTTTAAGTTACCATTTCCTTCATCTTTTACCACTTCTGTAGGATTTTTATAAACATAAATACTACATAAAGAATCTGATGTAGTTGTTTTACCTTCACCTACAGGGTCAATAGATGCATAATATGTTCCCCATGGACTATTAGGAACAGGTTTTTCATATACACATACCACCCCTGTT